AAACCCAGGTGGGAAATACCCCGAGCAAATCGCATCACCGCTTCGGTACCTTCGGACATTGCCGATATGATTCGACCAGCCGATGCGCTTATCTGCTCGTTTCGACGTTGCGTCGCTGCCGCTGCTCGTTCGTGTTCTGCATCCTGCCTTGCTATGCCTTGGATAGCCTCGGAAACGCTTCGCTGTCGCTCCCTGGTTTCTGCCTTGCGAAATCGATCCTCTGCCTTCTCGCGATTTGCAATCGAGTCTACCGCTGCCCTTTCAAGATCATGGGCAAGCTGGACTTCCTCATCCGTGATCTCTTGAGTGCTGTCTAGGGCCTTGCGTTTCAATTCCTCGATGTGATCGAAGTACTCGCGGAACGCTTGTTCCTCTTCGGCCAAAGCAGATTCGTAGATCGATTTTTCTCGGTCGAATGCTGCCCGGCCTGCAGCCTCACGCTCTGCATAAAGCTCCTCGATCGTCATCAGGCTTGCGTCTTTGATCCCCGCTTGCCTTGCTGCTTCGTCTGTGGCTCGCTTGCTTTGGCTTTGCTCCCATGCCTTAGCAGCCTGTTCGGTGTTATCAAAGAACTGGGTGACCGCATCCTGGTTGATCTGAGTCACCCTAGCCGAACTGCTAGCCGCTGTGCTAGTCGTTTGGGCCATCGTCTGAGCGATAGCTGAGGCAGAGTTGGCAATCAGTTCATCGATCTGACTTTGGCGCGATTTCAGGTCATTTGCGAACGAATCGATTATCTGCCTGGATGCCGGGTCAACCTGTGCCTTGAGGGTAAAGACTACCCCACGTTCTGCGTTATCTGCCACTTAGCACCCCCGCCAAAATCGATTGCTCTAGTGATTGCCTCGATACTCGATCCTCGATCTCTCGCATCGCTGCAAACGTTTGCAATAGCCACCAATCGCTGCGCTCTGCCTCGTTGAGCATTGCACCCCCTGAAACCTTCGACGCTTGATAGAGGCTGATTACGGCCTCCTGTTTGGCGTTTAAGTCCGGATTGTCATTGTAGTGACCCTTTGCGCAACCAATCGAGGCTTCACACGGAGTTTTTCCCGTTCGCTCTGCGTAGCCTTTTCGATCCCTGCTACGGATCGCCTCGCCGGTTTCCTCGTCGAACATGAACCGCCTGCACAAGTCACACGGCCTTTTGGCCAAGGCTGGATTGACCAACCGAAGCGAAAAAGCCGTTAGGATTTTTTTTGATCGCCCTCGATCGTTCCGGTTTCGCCTTCGTCAAGAAACTCCTTTGGAATCTCTGCCGTAGGATCCGAACCGACCATGACGAAATAGATCCGAAGCAAAATCTGATGCCCGAGCATGTAAACGTGTTCTTTGTCGCAAGGTGCGTCGAAGCTCCACGCAGAAATAAACAATGCTACGAATTTCCGCATTGATTCCACAACCTTCTCAGGATCGTTTGCCGAGTCCGAAAAGTCTTTAAGCTGCTTTTCGATCGTCACAGGATCCGGCCTGCGGTACCGAAAGAAAACCGCTGGGTACTTCCCGGTGGCCTCTTTTACATAGGCAGGACAAGTAGTTTCGGCGCGAACGAATGGATCTTTCCAAGTCATAGAAACCTCAAAAAATAAGGGGGATGTTAAGTCCCCCTCAGTGTACCATTGGCAACGTTGCCACGCTACAGACTTGCTTTACGCCTTCACAACGTGAATTTGGTTGTCGGAAGTCGCAGTCAAAATATTGGCTTTGCGTAGGGCCTCGAACGTCAAAGACTGATTGATTCGACCACGGCCAGGAACCGTAGGCCCACCGCTCATGTACTTGAGATTCCCGAAATTGAACGTATAGGTAGTCGTCCCGTCGCTGATCGCAAGCGAAGCGACCGCACCGGCCAAAGCAGCATCATAGAGCGCCGAAGTATCCGACCGGAACGCCGTTTGAACCGTAAGGTTGACAATCAAATCCTGAGACTCGAACCGAGTAGGAGTCAGGGAGTTTTCGTACTGGTTTTGATCGATCGCATTGTCAATCAAGAGCCTGAACGATTGAATCGGGTAGGCTGTCGAGTTGTAGGTCAGCACCGCATCAGAGAACAGGTAAGCCGTTCCGCACTCGGGAACTGGACTCGTCGGATAGGTCGATCCAAATACTTCCTCAAGCTCTCCAACACAGGCTGCGTTCCAATTGAGGTACTGAGTTTCCTGCCCTGAGATTTCAAGCGAGTTGATTCGCAGCTTGTTGTACTGATAGATTGCCCCGACCTTATCCACAAGCGCGTACCATGGCGCGATCGTCTCGGTAGGAATGTAGGGGCTTGCACCTGTGTGACCGATCGCCCGAGTCAGGAACCAATCGATTTCCTGAACGCCGAAATTCCCAGAGATATTCCCTCCGGATTTATCGGTCGTCGTTCGTGCCCGGCATGATGCCCTTTGGCGTGTCCCACGGTGGCCTTGATGGATTCCTACCGTTCGTTGACCAACCAAAGAGCACTCATTGAACGCTACGCCGATTCCGCTTCCCCAGGTAACAGAATCCGAAACAATCAACTTCGATGCGGTAGCTTGGCTCATAGAATCCTCTAAGGGTTGATGACGATCCTATCCTAGTCGAGCCTTGCTCACTCAAATCGACCGAAGAACGGAACCCTGTCAGGCCCTCGAAGATGCAGAACCTTTTCGCCCGGCTGCGGGTTGCGGAACCCTGGAAGAATCTCGACCGGCTTAGACTTGAAGCAGGCTTGGAAAATCTCTAGAGCTTCGGCTTCGCTGTCGCAAATCGCTAGCCTGCCATCGACGATGAACACACCGTCAACTACGGCCTTAGTTTCCTCGTTTTGCTGGATATCTGCAGCATTGCTATTTTCTGAGGCTGGCAACGTTGCCACCTGTTCGACCGTTTTCGAGCCCTGTTCTGCTGGCAACGTTGCCACTTCTTCGACTGGTTTTTTAGTCATTTACGCCACCGATAACCTTTGGACTGTGCACTTGATTTTCACCACTACCGAGCTTGCATCGTAATGCCCCTCGAATGCCGGGTCAATAAACGGCGAAGCGAAGTCGATCTCGATGCCTTGGATCTTTGTCGTTGGAAACTTACCGGCTGATGTCGCTGCGTCTAAGGCAGTTTGTGCCGTGGTTTTGATCGGCGTTGGCATGAAGGCGTGCGACTTGTTCTGAAAAATGTTTTCGATGCGCTCGATTGCCCCGAGGTGCTCTTCCATTCCTCCGGTAAGATCCCCGTCGGCTGGATCCGAAACCATTACCAAGAATCGATAGATACGCTCGTCGATGCGGTTTTCGTGCGTTGGGCTTTCCGTCTGCAACGGAACAACCCGTCCTCCTGCCACCCAGGTTCGGCCTCGATTGTATGGCTTCTTGGCTAGCGTGAAGGCTCGCGCCGATAGGTCAGCATCGGCGTTGAGCGTAGCTACGATCGCATCACCAAGGATCTTCATCCGACTTCCGAGCATTGGCCATTTTCTCCACGGTTAAATCGTCCGGGTGATGCAGTTCCTCGAATTGCATTACTCGCATTCGAAGAATCTCAATTTTCTCTATCGATCCCGGCTCTGCCTGTGTAGGCTTTGGCATCGCGCGATCGAGTTCTAATTCCGGTTGATCATCCAGTTCCGTTTCCATTGAACACCCTAGCCATCATAGCGTCAGCGAGTTGATTCGTCAGTCTTTCGACATAAGACCCTTCCAACCAAAGGAAAGGCCGCGCCGGTATCTTGCGAGTTCCGAACTGCTGATACGGTGCGTAAAAAAATGACGTTCCGATTTTTGCCTCGTTACGCATTAGTTCCTCGATGCGTCCCTCGGAGCCCGATTGCGTCACCGATCGTTTCATCGCCCCGGTCAAAATCAACAATGGGTGAGGCCCATGCAGCAAAATAGTATAGGGGGCGTGAGGTGGCCAGATACCATCCGGCCCTCTTGTTTGATCGAAATTAGACGAAAACCCCTCATGCAGGGGGGCTAGCATTTCGTTCCAGACCGGCGAAAAATCGAACGATTCTAGGCTCTGTGCCATCCTAGAAAGCTCGTCCGATATGTTTTCGGCCAGTATGTCGTTCATTCTTCCTTGGTGCTCTTTCTGACGATGCAACGCCACTCGGAAAGATCGACCGTTCGACGAATCGACTTAATAATCCAGTCAGAATCGAAGGCTGCGAACTTGTCCCCGATCTTCGGTTCGATAATTGTATTTGTCGTATCAACGATCGTTTCGGCCCACACGACCAAGGTCATATCCTCTGGCTCATAGCCGAACGTGCTGGCCGCCATAACGATATCCCGTTCGCTCAGCGCAGAGCGTTTACCCTTGGCAACGTTGCCACTTACTACCTGGGTCGTGTACCGCTGTGGCCCGAAAGAAAACGTGAGATTTTCTACTCCTTCGATGTACTGCCAGTCCCCTTCGTAATCGACAGAAAGCAGATTCGGTACCGACCCATCGCCGGGAGTAACAGGCCCACCGCCTGAGCATCCAAAGAAATCGCAAAAGGTTGTAACGACTGCCATGCTAGCTCACCTTCGCGATCGTTACGTTGATTTGGTTCGCCGGGCTAGTCCATCGCTGAACGTCACCATACTTGAACAGGTTGACCGTAATTGCAGTAACCGCATCGTTGGCAATCGCCGCAGCATTGATCCATCCTGCTGGCGCTGTAGCTCCGAGGGTTGTAAGCCAGTCGCCCTTACCGTTCAACGCACCGGCTGCGATCGATCCCGCATCGATTGCCCCGTCCGCAAGCACCCTAGCCGACAAAGCACCAGCCTGGAACGCATCCTCGGGAATCGAGTTTGGCTCGGCATCGTGCAGCACCGAAGCAATGTGACCGCTTCCTGTAACGCCTACTTCCCTTGTGTTATTTGACGATATCAAGATCCGATCGCCCATAGATCCGTCAACGTAAGTAACCGTCGTCGAGGCATTCCAAACCGCATCACGGTTTTGATTAGCCGTGGGGATATCCGAAACCGCTGCAGGGTTCGCAGGCAAGTTATCGGTCTTGGCCTTGATTGCTAGCAGAGTAGTAATCGTTTCGTAATCAACCACCGATCCAATCCACTCAACGTATCGAGCCTCACCCGATACCGTCCCTGATATTGTGATCCGAAGGTTTTCGGCAGGATGCGTGCTGGCAACCGAATAGGTAAACGTGTACCTACCCGTCGAAGGATTTGACACCGCTGATAAGTTGGCAGAACGGCTTGTCCCTGCTGCGTTTGCCGCTGCAATCGTTGGCGATGCGTCAAGCGCAACAAGTTTGTCCTCATCATCTCGAACCACCACCGTAAACGCATAGGTTGTGGTTCCTGAGTCTGGAATCTCCATAAGTGGAGTCCCGTAGACGTTCATCTTTGCAGATAGGTTGTTGAGGTTCTGGATCGCGGTCAGGACAGAATTGACCGTCGCTTCTTTTGCCAATACTAAAGATGCTTCGATTTGAACCAAAGTAGGACGGTTCGTGAGTGTCGCTTCTTTGGCGATTGTCGAATCGCTGACCACTTCCGCATTGCTTACCATTCGACCGCCATTCAACGCCGCTGGTAGCCTCGATTGAATATCTTGCGTGTCGGTTTCGATGTCTGCAAACTTACTCAATCCAAACGCCGCGCCGTCACTAGGATTCGCTGCCGTAAACACAACAGTCTTTTCAACAGGAGAAGCACCAGTCGCAATAAACAGATACGAACCTTCGTCTGCGTTTGTATCCGCTTGTGATAGATTGAATCGATATTGACCGTTGCCAAGCTCGCTCGTTGTGCCTGTCGCTGTCGCTTGCGAACCATTGTCGAGGGCTAGATAAGCAGTCACACTCGCACCGGTCAAACCTAATCCGGTCGAAGTATTAACCAAAGCGAAGTAAATGTATTGATTCGCGACGTTCTTACGGTACATCAATAAACTCCGCTTCCGATTAACTGTTGTCGATTAGCCCAATAGCCTTTGAATCCGGCTGCGGCCTGTTCCGTGTACCTTCGCCTGCGTCTTAGTGGCATGTTACCGCGACCAATCCGATAAATATCAATCGCATCTTGAACACCGAACCACGGCCCGAACAAACGAACATCATCAACGAGCCCTTGGTAGCCACTCGAACTCGCCGTCGTGTTGCCCCAATTTCCGACACGAATATTGATCGCTCCCCCTGCTGATGAATTCGCATTCGCAGATGAAA